TTTTCGTATGGATATAAATATTCTATTAACTTTGTAAAAATACTACGCTGTCTAATAGACATTAATACTTTGTTATCACTCATAACTTTTTGTTTTATAGGTTTTTAAACATATCCATTTGAATCATATCTTTAAGTGGATTATTTTTTTTAGGTTGTTTTTTAATTTCTTGTTTCCAAATTAATTCCATTGGTTCTATCATCATATTTTCATTCCATTGTCCGTATGTAGCAATGTTTATATCTTCAGGTATACTGCTATGGAATTTAATAAATATAGGATAAGTAAAATTAATTTGCTTAGGTTTATCATTCGTCATAATCATTGTTATTAACAACAATGTATCCTTCCCCATCACAATTTTCACACATTATTGTTTCAGTACAACCTCCACAGCATACCGAATGCGGTTTGCCACAATCTATTTGAATTTCAATGGTGCCTAAACCATTACATTCTAAACATTTTTCTTTTTCTGACATAAATTATAATGTTAATTATTATTTGATGATTGTTTAATTTTAAGCTATTTTAAAAGTAGATAAAACACTTTTGGCTATAAAAGGATATAATTGTATGGTTGATGTCAAAAAAGTGTATTAAATCAAACTAAATTAATTTTTTATCTTTTAGTATTATTATTTTTTTTTATTTCTACACCCTTCCTTATTCGTATAGCATACTATTAACCTCTATTGTTTTAACAAAAAAAAACTGTGCGTGGAAAAAATCTCTCAATCCTATAAAAAAAACAATAGGTATGATGTGTATTATCATACCTATTGTTAAATTTTTCTAAGCCATTTTGTACTTAGTAATGTTTGTATAACCATCTTTGTCTGGTTCTCCAATCGTTACATGGTACTCCGCCCCTATTAATTCTTTAGCAATGCTTTCTATTTTGTTGATATATGAATCTGCATTGTCTACCGAACAAATAAATATATCATCTTCTCCTGCTTGTTCTTTGATAGCTTTGATTATCTCATTATTTGAGATTGAACTATACAAATCTTCCGCAAATACATTTGATACAGAATTACCGTATTGTTCTTTTGCATTTAACAATACTCCTTTATTGTCTTCCTTGGACGAATAGGAACCAATAATTGTAATAGGAAATGGTATATCATTTAGCAATTCTTCTTTTCCAGCATGAATAGCTAAATATCTGAAGCGCTTTAAACCTTTTATTAAGGTGTCTGCTTGTCTGCTTCTGAAATAATCGCTTTTAACAATTCTTTCATCGCTCACGCTTCTAAAATTAACTCTTAAGCTTTTTGAACTCTCGCCTGTCTCTTCATTAGATTTATTGTGTACTTCTACACTCTCTAATCCGTAAAATCCAGACTTAGCTTCTGAAAATTGCTTTGAAGTCTCTAATAACGCATTACCCGCTAATGCATTACTTAAATCAAAATTAAACTGTTTCATAATCGTAATTGGTTTAAAGTTAGTAATAATTTATCAAAGAGCAACGAAGTCAATCATTGCTCTAATTTATTTTTAGTCTTTTGAATTAATACTATATGCTACTCGCATTTGTATTAACGCTCGTTCACTCTTGCTAAGTGAATGTAATTCCTTGTAAACCTGCTTTTCGCGCAAGTCTCGGTCGTTTAATCTGACCTTACGCCAACTACTCGCTATTAATCCTTTGCGAATTCTTGGTCTTTTTATTTTATCTGACATAACAAAGAGCACCGAAGTACTCTTTGCATTATCATAACTTATTATCTCGATCGTAACAAGCTATAATTAAGCTTATTGGTAAATGTGTTATCTCATTTCTAACAGCATACCCAAGTAACCTAAACTGATACTTAATTCTTTTTATCATTTCTCTATCTTTTATAATAGTACTTTATTATACTATCAATAAGTATCGAAGTAATTTACCATTTCCTAAACTTATATCTTTTACCTAACTATAACCCACTTATCCTCTATCTTATTTTAAATGATTGATTATCCTCCTAATAATCAGATACTTACATTAGATTAAATAAAGTAATTGTTTAGTATAACTTAGATAAGTAGGTGTTTATTACTATGTTATAACAACAAGTAATAACGTAGTTATGAATTGTTTGGAAATCGCTGAGAGATTTTTTTTGTGTGGGGGGTACGTTTTCTTTTTGTTAAAGCAGTAGGGGGTAATAGTATGATAGTCCTCTTACGTTTTAGGTAAATATTTATACTAATTTAATAATGATTTAATAAAATAAGAAAACAATTTTAAAGAGTAATCATATTCAGGTGTTATAAGGTATGTTAAGGTATTGTGAGGTATGATAATTAATGATGAGGTATTAGGGGAGATTAAAAGAAAAAAGAAAATCCTACAAAAGAAAAAAGAAATAATGTGTTGTTTATATAGTTTAAACAACTACTTTACCTGTTCCAACACTTGTCCAACTTTAATAGGTAAGTGAAGTTTATAGTATAAAAATAAGCCCTAAATACGTGGAGCATATTTAGGGCTTAAGAGACTCTCGGGAGTGAGAGTTTTAATTTTTTTAAGCAGCTCCACTGCGGTTATATGAATACAAAGATATACTATAATTTTTATAAAACAAATAAAAACATTAATTTTTATAATAAAGATAAAATATTGTTAAAGATGTACGAGTGAAGGTAAGCTTCGGCTTCGTGTTCTTTGTTTCGATCAAGATATATGGGAAGTAAAAATTGGCATATATGGACTATTTCGTGTGAGATAGCTATATAATCGTCTTGTGATATTGTTCCTGTAGAGTTATAATTAATGTTATTAAGCACAATATAAAAATAGTTAATATTAGTACCATTATGGTTAAAATAAGGTCTTAGAAGAGCACAATTAGAGTTATTTATATTTTTTTTATCAAATTGAATAGGATTAAACCAATGTTCATCGTTGTTATTAAGAAGCTTTTGTTTTAGTTCTTTAAAGTTCATATTTACGATAAGTAAGATATGAGTTGGAAAAATACCAGCAGGGATAGAGGCAATAATTTTTTTTGTAGTTTTATATTTCATATGATGATAAATAAAAACCCCTACCTATATTTTTATTATTTAAACAGGTAGGGGGCATAAAAACTATTAAAACATGAATTACTCAGTAAAGGTATAAAATTTAAAATAAAGATTTTATTTTATCTACTAATCTTTTTTTAGATAGTCTTTTCATATTTCTATTAATTCTTGAAAAAGGAATAGCACTATGTTTAAATAATGTTTTAACAATTTGTTCAATTCTTGTTTTTTCTTCTATGGTAAATCCGTGGTAATTAGCATTAGAAATTGGGGATCTGCTGTCTAAAGTTGAAAACAGTAAGTCTAATACATTATCAGATCCACCTTCTTTGTAAAGTTCTACAATTGTTTTAGCTGCATGGGTACATTGAGTAATATTAAGTTCTTTAAGCCCAAGATCATTTTTTTGCTTTAAACTTAACTTATCCAATTCGGCCAATTCTAAACCAAGTTGTTGGATTGTGTTCCACTTTTTCATAAATGATTGTTTTTATGGTTATTAATAAATTTACCGGATAAATATACAACAAATATTAAAACTACAAAAAAAAGAACATTAAACATACTAATTACCATGTTTAGTATCTCCTATTTCTTTAATTTTTTCAATTTTACTGATCCAATAAGAATTTTGGTCATTTTGTTTAATGCCCATATTGCGTAGAAAAGTTTTAATTTTTCTATCGTGCATATCTTTAGATGGTATTATATTTTCTGTAGTAAGAACAAGCATAACATCATTTACGGTTATATCAAGTTGATATTTTTTTAATAATGATGGTTGTTTTTTTATTTTACTAATATGTTTGTTATTAACATAGCTAATAATAACATTACAAATAAAAATATTAAAATTTTGTTCTTCAAAGTAATTTATTTTATCTTTGTAAAGCTTCACGCTGTAAAAGTAAGAAGAAAAAATTAAAATTATAAAACAAATTCAAAATGCAACAAGAAAAATCAAACAGATTAAAAAGTAAGATTAAACGTCTTAATAACACTACGATTAAGGTTGATAATCATTGTTTAATTAAATATGATGGTATATGGAAAACATTATTTGTAGCAAGAGATATGACTGGAAATCAATGGATGGATTTTTTTGAATTTTTACATAAAGAAATAAGATATAAAAAAGAAATTGAATCACAAAAAGCTGTTGATAAATTATTAAAAGAATTAGGAATAACAAAAAGCAACTAAAATGAAAATGTCAAGAAAAGCTATTTTTAAAATGGAAGCAGATAGTAAAGGAATGATTGGAAGTAAAAAAAAAGGTAAAAAGTTAGATAAGTATAGTAAAGGACCAAGGAAAATGAAATAATATGTATAATCAATTAATAGAGGTAGAAAAGTCAGGAGATGTATTATTACAAGATAACTCTATAAGTTTAATGCCTAAGTTGTGGGTAGTGTATAAAGACAAGAAATTAGGTAGTGATGCAGTAAGGTGGATAGTGGCTATGGCGGACTACAAATCTCCTTATAGAAGATTGCCAATACAGGAAAGAGAGCGTCAAGTATCTTTTGATATTTTTGGTAAAGAAAAATGGATAAATGCTCAAGATAAAAAGATATTTGAAGCAATTAAAGAATATAATTCATTTCAAAGAAACCCATTAATAGATCAGTATAATGCAATGTTGGAAATGTCTTATAAAATAACTGAAACTTATAAAAATATGCATCCTACATCATCAAACATAAGTGATATTAATAAATTAGCGGTAGAAATGCAAAAGTCTGCAGAATCAATGGAAAAGTTAAAAGAATTAATATTAAAAAATCAAGAAACTGAATCAAAAATACATGGATCTGGATTAGAAGATATGTCTTTATTAGAAAGAAAAGATAGATTAAGTTGATATTACCTGCAGAAAGATATTGCCCTTTACAAAAAGATAAATCTTGGTTAAGAATTAAAGAAGATACTTTAGATTATCATAAGTTTTGGAATGAACAAATAAAGTATTGTTTAGATGGATATAAACCCTATGGCGGTCAATGGATACCTGGAAATTATTACTTTTATTTAAATTTTTGTAAAATTATTGGTTATGATGAAAAAACCAATCGTAAAGGTATGGTTAGTCCAAAATATCGTGATCAAGACCACGAATATTTTTTAGCTTTAGATAAAGCTAAAAAAGATGGTTATGGTATAATAGTATTAAAAGCAAGAAGAAAAGGTTTTTCATTTATGAATGCTAATATATTATTGCATGAATGGACTTTTTATTCAAATTCAGAAAATGGTATTGGAGCACAACATTCAAATTACGTAGAAGATTTTAGAAAAAAATTGATTTTAACATATTCTACATTGCCTAAAGAGTTAAGATTAAAGACTTTAAGACAAGATGATGATATATTAATGTCAGGATATAAAGAAAAAGTAGATGGTGCATGGGTAGAAAAAGGAAGAAAATCTATGATACATTTTCGTACTATGGATAAGCCAGATGCTTTTCGCGGAACTTCATTAACTTGGATGGTATTTGAAGAAGCTGGAGAATTTAAAGAATTAAAAAAAGCATTTATAGCAAATGAAGAATGTTTTAGAGAGGGTGCTATACAGTTTGGAGTGCCTATAATTGGTGGAACATCAAACCAATTAGGAAATGAAAGTCAAGATTATATGGAAATGTATTATAATGCAGAAAGATATAATTTAAAGCCCTTATTTATTCCTGCAAGTAAAGTTTATTATCCATTTTTTGATGATAAAACAGGAATATCAGATGTAGAAGGGGCTACAGCTGATATTGAAAAAAGGAGAGAAGCTAAACAAAAATCAGGAGACAAATCAAGTTATTATGGGTTTTTGCAAGAAATGCCGTTAAAACCAGAAGATGCTTTTTTAGGAAATAATAAAACACCATTTGACATTGATAAAATAAACGAGCAAAAAGCTAATATATTAACAAACACTAATCTTCAAATAGTAAAAAAAGGAAGATTAGAATGGGGTAAAAATATTAACGGGAAAAGACAGTTCGGTAATCGACCGGAGTTTATAGAAGATGTAAATGGACCAATACAAATAGCAGGAGATCCTTTAACAATGTTTAAAAATGCTTATGTTTCAGGTGTTGATCCATATCATGTTGATGATGTATTAGACGAAAAAAAGATAAAACGTGAGTCAAAAGGTTGCATGATAGTATTTCAAAAATATATTAATACAGAAATACCAGGTGAAATGCCTGTTGCTATGTATTGTGATAGACCTTATAGTAAAGAAGAATTTTATGAAAATTGTTTAAAATTAGCTATTTATTATGATTCTCCTATATTGGTTGAGTACAATGATGATGGTTTTTTAAAATACTTTATAGACAATAAAATGATAAAGTATTTAAAAGAAAGACCACGTTCTGCAGATAGTCCTTGGAGTAATGTGTCAAACAGATATGGTATAAATATGAAATCATATCAAAAAACATTAGCTATTGATTTAATAGACGATTATATTAAGAAAAATGTAGAGCAGATATATTTTGTTGAATTACTTACAGAATTAGCGGATTTTGGTACAAAAAATACGGATAGAGTAATGGCATTTGGTATATCATTAATACATAATGGAGATAATGTAAAAATAGTACAAAATGCTTTGGATGAAATTGTAGAATTACATATACCACATTTTAAACGAGAGCACGGAAGATTATCGCCTGTACATAATTTTGATAAAAATATTTTGAGTTCAAGAAAAAATATAAGTACATTTGGCTTTAATTTTGATAATTAAATAGATAAGAAATATGGATTTTCCAAAACAGAACATTCCTGAAGGAGAAAAAACAAAGCAATGGCACCTGGATTGTGTTAATGCTATTTTAAAATATCGTTCTAATCATATTTCTTTTACCAAAGAAAAACAAAAAGATCACGAAAATTATTTATTATACGAAGGTAAATTTGATGGTAAACAGTTTGAGTATGTAACAGAAACTTATGGTTTAACATCGCCTGCGCGATTAGTAAATTATCCTATTATACAGCCAAAAATAGATTTATTAGTTGGAGAATTAATATCTCAACCATTACAATTTACAGTAAATGTAATCAATCGTTCTGCTATTAAAAGAAAAAATGAGAAAAAAATTACTATTGCTGCAGAAATGTTGTTACGACCTATAAGAGCAGAAATATCTAAAGTTTTAGGTGTAGAATTTCCTGAAGAAGAATTAGGAGAAGAAATACCTGATGATATTAAAATGTTTCAGCAGTATAAATTTAGAGATGCTGTAGAGGATCAAGTACATATAGGATTAAACTTTCTTATTCAAAAACAAGATTTAAAATCTATATTTAAAAGAGGGTTTTATGATTTAAACATTACGTCAAAAGAATTTTACAAAACTTATATATACAACGGAGATCCTTATGTAGAAAGGATAGACCCAAGGCAAATGATATGGGATTTTGATAGTGATAGAGAAACTATACAAGACAGTAAATTTGCAGGGCATGAAAATTGGTATACTGTAAATGAAATTATAGATAAATTTGGAAATGATTTATCTAAAGAAGATTTACATAAGCTCGAAAAAATTCAAAATGATGGACCAAATAAATCTAATATTGAGAATTATGATAGTTATGTGTTTGATACAATAACTAATACAGATTTAAAAGTTCGCGTTGTAGAAATGCAATGGAAGTCTTTAAAACAAATTAAATTTAAAGTAAGTGATAATAAGTTTGATCCAGACCTTCCTTTTTACAAAATGGTTAAAGACGACTATAAACCAAAAAAAGGAGAAAAGATTATATTAAAACCTATAACTTATATACATCAAGCGACCAAAATTGGTGAAGAGATAATTATTAATTGGGGTCCAAAAGTTAATCAAATACGTTTTGAAGAAAATTACGCTAATGCAAAATTAGATTATTTTGGTGTAATTAGAAACTCATTTAGTGGTACTACAATATCAGTAGTAGATGCTCTTAAAAACATTCAATTATTGTATAATATTACAATGTTTCAAATTGAATTAACAATGCAAAGAGCAGGTGGTAAAACAGTAATATATGATTTATCACAAAAACCAACTAATGTGAGTTTAGAACAAGTAATGTATCACGCAAAAAATAGCGGTGTACTATTTATTAATTCTAAACAAGAAGGTGGTCAATTAAGTACTTATAATCAATGGGGTCAGATTGATTTTACACTATCAAATAGTGTATCACAATTAATAAATCTTAAAATGATGTTAGAAGATACTGCTGATAAGCTAACAGGTATATCTGCAGCTCGTAGTGGTATAAATAAATCAGGAGATTTAGTTGGAGTAACACAACAAAATATTATGCAATCTTCTTTAATAACATCACCATTATTTGATATACATTATAAAATAGTTGGTGAAGTATTAAATAATTTAGCTAATTTAATGCGTATATCATGGGCTAATGAGGGTAGAATGGCTAATATATTTGGAGATACCGGAATGGAAGTGTTTGAAATAGATAAAGCTATTTCTTTAGATGAATATGGGGTTTTTGTAATGAATAGCGGAAAAGAGGTACAAGATAAACAAGCTATGTTACAAATGATGCAACAATATGCTTCTACTGGTAGTTTAGATCCATTAACTGCTTTAACAGCTATGAGAGCAGATAGCGCAACAGAGGTTGAGGCTTTAATCAAAAAAGGAATTGAAGATTTACGTTCTCAACAAATACAAATGCAAGAAAGAGAGTTGGCTGCACAAGAACAAAAAAATGAAATTGATTCGGCCAAAATTCAAGTTCCTGTACAAGTTGCACAGATTACAGCAGAAAGTAATATCAGAGTTGCAGAAATTAATGCAGAAGCTAAATTAGGACTTAAAAATATAGAAATTGAACACGATCAAGAAGTTAAAGTTCATGAGCGCAAAAAAGAAATAGACAAAACAATGTTAGAAACAGCAAATCAAGAAACAATACAAAAATAATTTGCATAAAGTATTGATTATTAAAAAAAATAATATATTTGCATAAAGTAAAAGTTTAAGTTATGGAACAAAATCAAGAAAATGAAATCGTTTTAGACAATAGTTTAGAACAACAAGAAGGTGTAGCAACACAAGAAAACAATAATGAGCCATTAGGCGGAATTACTAATTTAAGATCTTGGCTTGACGATGAGCCATCAGGTTCTTTGACATCTGAAGACAATAATAAATCATTTAATGATAATAATAACGAAAATGAATTTTTCTTTGAGTTATCAGAAGATGATAATAAATATGAAGAACAGCAAGAAGATAATAATTTTCAAGTAGAAAATAATCAAGAAAATGATGATAATCCCCCTGTAAATACAGGGAGAAAATCATCTTTTGATTATGAAACAATTAGCAAAGAAATCGGAGCTGAAATTAAAAGTGATTCCGAGTTAGTTGCTAAATTTAAAGAAATGCAACAGCAAATACATGAAGCAAATCAAAGGTCTGTTAGTGCAATAACTAATGACAAAATCCAAACGTGGCAAAGTTTCACTAAATTGGAAGATGAAGCTTTATTAAAAGCTGATTTAAAAGCTCAAGGGTTTTCTCAAGATGAAATTGAGAATGCTATTGATGTTTATAGAGATAATGGTACGATGGGAATTGAAGCTACTAAGATTAGAAAAACACTCAATCGTTGGATAGCTAATGAACAAAATGCAATTATTGAAACAAAAAACAACGAAGCAAAACAACAAGAGTCAGAAAAAATTGAAATGAGAAAAAAGATTTTAGACACTCTAAATGAAACTGAAACAATGTTTGGTTTTAAGATTGCTAAATCTACAGATGATTTACCAAAGGTAAGACAAAATCATTACAAATATATTACTGATAAGTTTTTAAAAGACATTACTAAAGATGAAAAAAGTATTGTCGAAGCATCGTGGTTATGGAGAAATAAAGATACTATTATAAATGCCATTAAAAATTCCGGATTACAACGTGGCAAAAAAGAAGTTCTTGATAATATCCAAAATCCAGACGAAGTAGGTTTAAAAAGAATTTTAAATCCTTCAAATAAAGAGTTTAATTCAGGTAGTTTTATAAACTCTCTTTAAATTAATGTATAACAAATAACTAAAAAAAAAAAATAATCAATGAGAATACATAGAGGAACATACGGTAAGGATACCATTGAAAGTAATGCTTTAGTAACCAATTTGCTAAAGTATCCTGAGATTGCTCGTACAATCATAAGACAGTATCCGCAATATTCATTAACATATTTTGTTGATGGAACAGGTCGTTTTGCTAAAGAAGAAGTAATTGGAGAAAATCAATTTAGATGGGCTTTATTAGGTCGTCTTAATAGGCCAGCTACGTGTACAGGTACTTTTTCAGGTAATGGTATAAATCATACTGTGTTTACAGTAGAATTTGAAGAAAATTACTTTAATCCTAATGATACCATTCGTTTTAAGGATAAAAGTATTGCAATAGTATTAGGTGAGCCAACTGTAAGTGCAGGTGGTTATACTTATTCACTAAAGCTACAAACCAACAATTCAGCTTCAGTAGTAGATACTACTTCTTTTGCTGCAGGGAATACAGCAGGTAAACTCTCAACAGGTTTTGGAGAACACTCTGAAAGAGGTTACGAAAATCATGTTTATCCAGATTGGTATACAAACTATTTGTCTATTTATCGTAAAGCAAAATCTATTTCAGGTTCAGCATTAACTGATGTAACTTGGGTAGAAGCTAAAGACGGACAAAGACTTTGGTTTTTTAGTGACCAAATGCACCAATACGATGAGTTTCTTTATGAAATGGAAAAAGACTCTTGGTATTCACGTTCAACAATGGATGTTAATGGTAATTCATCTGTATTTGGTCCTGATGGCAGACCAGTTGTAAAAGGAGATGGTATTCTTCGTCAAATTGATTCTGCTAATATTGACACTTACACAGGTCAATTAACTGAAGAAAGATTAACTGATTTTTTAGCTCAATTAGCGCTTAATACAGGAACTAAAAACAATCAATGGATGGTTTATACAGGTACAGCGGGTATGGTTGCTTTTCATAGAGCTATGAAAGATTTAGTATATCCTTCAGGCAATTTAATCTATGATGCTTTAACAGGTAAAGATATGGAAATAGGTGTAAACTTTACTACATACAATGCTTTAGGCCATAGATTAACTCTTGTTCATAACCCAATATTTGACGATCCAAATTTACATGGTTCTGATATTGATCCGGTAACAGGTTATATTAACGAATCATTTAGAATGGTTTTCTTAGATATGGGTATGACTAATGGTGTATCTAACATTGAGCGTAAAGTAAAAGGTGCAGGTGGTATTAATCGTTCAATGATTATTAAATATA